AAGACCCATTGCTTCATACATATATCGGTCATTATACTCCATTACATCGGCCTCAATACCTTTATATTCTTTACCCTTCTCAACAAATCTATGATAACCTCTACCAATGTAAGTATGGTTCTCAACCTCTTCATCATATGAGAAGTTTACACCATCTGTATCTAATACCAAAGGTTCGTACCCTCTTTCCATAAAAAATCTAATCATATGTCTAAGATATTGTCTACCAGTACAAGTAATAGTCTCACCAATATCAATATCACCCCAAGGAAAAATATAAGGAGCCGAAATAGAACCAAAAGCGGAGTTATTGAAAATTTTAATCGGTAATTGTTTTTTATCAAATTTACCGGCTAACTTTTCATCACCCTCTTCTTTATATTTGTTAGCCAAATATTTGTACTCATTACGTGTATCCAAAAGATATTTTAACATCGCTCTTAAGGCACCTGAAACATCTACTTCAGGGAAAACTTCATGTGTTAATTGTATAGAAGGGTAAAGTGAAGCGTAGTCAAATTTAGCGATATTTTTACTATACCCTAATTTCAAAAGACGAGATAATCCTCCCACAAAATCTCTTTTTGGTGATACGTCTGGTAAAGCTAAATTGTTTTCGTAAGACCATGCCATCATAAGTGTCTTCCACATTGTAGCTGTACCCATCGTAATAGACCTAATAAAGTTTGTTGGTACCAAAGCAGATGTTAAAAATCCTGCCTGAGCATAAATGTCGTCAACCTGTTCAGTTTCCCAAAGGTCATCATGAAGATATTCTTTAATTAAAAATTGTCCGTCAACAATTTCCCAAATGTCTTCATAACCTTTTATTATTTCACCATCAATTTCTTTGGGGTTGGGTTTTTCACCATCTAATGAATACCATTGTCCACTAGTTTTATTATAATAATATTTTTTATTTTCAGACCAAATCCTACCCAATTGGTTACCATCAACATAAACACGATTTGGTCTTTCTACTTTAGATTCTTTCGCAATATATTTCAAACCACCTTCTTGTAGATTAGAGTTCAAAGCCATGGCCTGTCTAACTCTATGATAAGTGTCCATTACATTATAACCCCATAATTGAGTTTGTTCGTATTCTTCAGTTTCAGCACCCAACTTCAAACTAGCCTTTTTTCTAGATGCTTTAATCATTGGATGTTTAGTTTTTATAATGTCATCAGTACTCATACCTAAAAGTTGTGCCCGTCCAGGTATTAAAGTTTTTTTAACATCCATCTTTTTTGTTCTAGGATTTTTAAACTTTTCCTCTTCTGTTTTACCAATTAGATAAGTCCAGTCAAAGTTTTCTGAGTTATAACCTATGATTATTGTTGGTTCTAGTTCATGGATTATCTCAAAAAATTCTTTAATCATTTCTCTTTCACCTTCCTCACTATACTTACCATCTTTACCATAAGCAGTTAAAAGTTTCTGAAAACCACGATTATCTTTAACCCCAATCATAAAAGCATGACCTTCTGATGGGTCAAGACTTGTGGTCTCAATATCGAATGTTAACTTATGGACCTCAGTATAATCTTCATAACCCTTAAACAACCTTTTACCTGTTTGAATCATAAATTGTTCTACAGGGGGTAGAATTTGTATTAATCTTCTATCTCTATCCCAAGGGTCAATCCCACCTCTTTTAAAGAAATTAACTAAATCTCTATAAGTACCATTTGATTTAACCAAAAAATTAAAGCCTTCACCTAATCTTTCGTTATCACCTGTATTTAATTTATGTGTACTTATACCGTATTTTTTGGCCTCACGTTTTATAACATCTAGGTCATCACCATAAAAACCACTACCCCGTAATGATTTGGTCCAACAAAAAGGCGTGAATTTTTGTACTTTGACTTTTTTACCCTTATTAGGGTCATCGATAATTAAATAAACTTTGTTAGTTTCATCGATTGACCAATCATCTGTTTGGTCTAACTCAATGGAGACAATATATTTTTCAGGGTCATGTCCTTCTAAAAATAATTTAATGTCTTCAGGAGTTGCTTGTTTAATAGCATCTTTACTCATAATATATTTTTTGATTTTTGGTACGGGATAAATCTTAACCTCTCGTTATTATTAATAATGATTAATTATAATCACTATTATTTAAAAATTAAATAAGCCTTTTAGAATTCTTTCGGTAATTTAAACATTTTAGATTCTTCTTCTCTTCTTTTCTTTAACCCAGGATATTCATCAAATAGATTACTTGAAATATTTTTAATTTCTTCCTTAGCCTTTTCAAGTTCACCCCTTTTAACATATTGTATGAAATCACTCATTCGTAAATTATTAACACCATAATTATAGGCTATTGAGACCATAGCATTATACATACCTTGTGTTACCCTAGGTTTTATATCTTCTAGTTCCCAGTCATCTAATATTTTATTAACACCTTTTGAGGCCTTTAACATATCATCATATAATAATTTTTCGGCTTGAGCACTTGTTATTGTAGTATGTTCTTTTTCGGGGTTATCTTTATCAAAAAGTATTATATCTTCATAATTAGGTACAAATGAATAATCACCACCAGTACTACCTTTTTTTGAGTTTGAGAAAACAGCGTGACCATACCCTGTTGTATATGCTCCATCACCTATGTCATAAAAATATAAAACAGGTTTGCCTTTTATACCTTCTTTCTTTTTTAAATGAGTAAAAAGTTCTTCACTTGGTTTTCTTATTTTTTCAACAACATCTTTTTTTATTTTTTCTGTTTTTTCTATTGGTGTTGTTTTTTCTATTTCAGAAGAAAAATTATTGTATAAATAATTTATTTCTGATAATGAAAGTATACCGATAAAAGAATAAAAAATATATTTTACAACTCTTTTTTTAAAATTAGAGGGTAAATCTTTTATTTCTTCCAATAAAGTTTTTATGTATTTTATAACATCATCTTTTGTTTTAACCCATCTCCTAGATTTTTTTAAATCTTCTTTTACTTTTTGAGTTAAATCCCAATGATAAGTAGGACTTGGTTCATCCTTAGTCCATTCACTTTCATCTTCATTTTCGTTGATTAATAAAAGATTATTAACAACTTTTTTTAAATAATATTTTGTTTCTAAAATATTATCATAGTGAATAGATTTATTAATCTCTTCTTTTATTATTAGTTTGATATCCATTACTTACTAGAATCTATTTTAGACTTTAGTTGGTTAATAAACTCCTCAGAGAATTTCTTTAAGAAAGAAACACCATCTTTCCCGAAATACATCAAACCTGATATGTTAGTGATACATTTATGACCACCAGAATTTGATTTAATCATATCCCACCCAGTAATAGTTATTGTTTTAAGAGCCTTTATTTCTCTTTGGTTTAATTCTGAATATGGTTTATCTAACACTTTCTTTAATGCTTTTACCCATCTATTAACAGTATAACCTTCAGGAGAACCTTTAGGTGTAGTAGTTAAGCCATTAATACCACCAAAAAAGTTTTTACCATTTATATCTGTTTTAGATAAAAAATTTAAAAAGTTATTTTTTAATTCAAAAAATTTATTTTTTCTTAATGTATGAACTTCTTCACTACCTTTTTCTTTACCGTATAACAGTATCTCATTAAAATTAATGGTATACAAAATTAATTTTGTTAAAAAATTTAAATCATCATATGTTTTTTTTGTTATAACTGATTTAATTTTATTGATAGCTAAATCATAATCACCTTTTTCATAATAGTCTGAAATTACTTTATATTTTTTACTAAGTTCTTCATCTGTCGTTGTAGTAGTAAGATCTAAATATTTTTTATTAAATAATTTAGAAATAGAGTTTTTTGTAAAATTAATTTGATCGTCTAAAGCTCTTGAAGCCCGATTAAAATTATTATCGTCTTCATAGTCTAACATATCATTAAATGCTATATCTGAATCAGTACCATAAATAGAAAGTAAGGCGTTATAATCAAAACCAACAGAGTCTTCGGTAAAATCTTTATTTTTTTCAGCAAAATATTTTATCGTATCAAAAGTCAGTATTTTATTATACAATTCATTTTTAAACTTATCTAAAACAACATCTTTCATTTTACCTAAATCAACACCTTTTAATTCTCTATTAGCCTTAAAAGGGTTACAGGAAGCTTGTAGTAAACCTAAAGGCCATGCTATAACAAAAAAGTTAGCATCAGGATATAATTTAAAAGGTACATATCTATCATAAGAACCTGGTTTAAACATTGAACCCCCACCATATTGAGATATTATCCCATATTCCTCATCATATTCTACATTACTATTTTCAGATTGTTTTTGAATATAATCTTCTAAATTTTGTTTCATTTCTACAGCTGAAGCATAACCCTCTTCTTTAGCTAATTTAACAATATTTAAATAAATGTTTAAAAGTGAGGGGGTGGAATTTAAAACAAGTCTTTCTAAAAATTTTGGTTTATTTTTGTAGGCTAATAACAATTTATTTGTTACTAATGCCATAGCTATTTTATTATTAACAAACTCTTTTGTTTTATCTAATTTAAAAATGTAATTCATTACATCATCAGGTGTAATACCTAATCTTGCGTAGTCAGCACTATCTACTGTAGATATCATCATAATATCACTTGAAGGGAAAACATCTTGTGGTGATAATATTTGTGAAATAGTTTCTACATTTGAACGAGAATGTCTAAAAGATGTTGATGTACCCTTATCAACCCCCACCTGTGAATCATGGTGGTCTGTATGTATAACAAACATTGGTTTACCATGAGCAAAGTCAACCAACACCGGCATTATATCACCACTAGCATCAGGTTTTTTAATAGAAAATTCTTTATCTCCATATTGAATTATTTCCGCATCAACCGTTTTAATACCGTACTTTTCAAGGTAAGCTTTCATTGCTATAGCGGTGGTAACACCATCTAAATCTTGGTGAAAATAAATTTTAGCCTTTTTATATCTTTTAGCTAATTTATTTATATTTTGTATACCACTTTCGGATATAATTTGTTTAATAGAGTTTTCAGTAATAATCATTTTACTTATTTTCCAATAAATATCACTGATTTTGATTCAATTTAGATTTAAGTTGATTAATGTGATGATTTAAATACCAAGAGGCCTTATTTAAATCCTCCAATTCTTTATTAGGGTCTTTTTTTCCTGCTCTTGAAATGTACTTTACCGTGTTTCCCAAAGAAAACCCCAGTCCCCACGCATCAATAACTTTTATCGCTTCATATAAATTGTCTT